AAGAAATTGTGAAGTAGATAATTGAGATACTATAAGTAGAATTGTAGTGATACATTATCTATAGCAAGGCAAAAGAGAAAGGAAGAAAATGTTCAGCGTTAAATATTACAAATTCAGCCACATCGATCAGCGCAACGTCAAAGAGGGGAAAGGTGATAATTATAGAACCAAGCGTGAGGCACTTTCACATCTTCGTGCTAACAACTTCGTTGATTATAAAGAGCTTGATAGTCGATTGACTGAGAGAAAGCTTCCGAATGTTATGTATAATCCAACTATGAGGTGCGAGGCGTATATTACTAAGGTTTAGATATGAAGATAAATTAAAGAATTATCTATAACAAGAGAGGAAAGAATATAACATGAAACCAATGAGATACTTGCTTACATTTTATGTGTTAGATAAAAGAACTAATATATGGCATACAAGACGAGAAATTGGTAATTATAATGATGCAGCAGCTTTGTTACAATTAACTAAAGGTAAAAGAGAATTTATCAGATTACAATCAATTGAACCATGGTGGAAAGATTTTAAATGAACTATGAAAAGTGTAAATTTTATGTACTTTTATATAATGATTTGAACAAAACATTTCACGTGGTACAGCATGTAGGATATAAGTTAAAATATAAGCATATTAGTTTAATCGTTGCACATTGTTTATTTAGTGAAACATGCTGGTGCCTATATGATTTTGATTCTGGTGCACGATTAACTAATAATTATAGGTCTAGAAAACAATGTTTGAAAGGAGAAAAAGATAATGCGATAAACAAGCTTAGAAAAGCACATGAGACGGAAGAATATATGCGATTAATTAAATTGCACGATAATTTAGTAAATGAGATGAAAAATGAAAAAGGTACATGTTAAACTCTACTTTACCAACGTAAAATATCTATTTGTATCCAAGACTGATAAAGGTGATAGTGGTGAGTATGGGACAAAGCGATTATATGGTAGGCTATCACAAAAACGAGCTAAGAATGTAATTGAGAAAGAGATTGGAAAATCTATTCTGATTACTGATTATACAGTTACATGTAAGATTTATTCGATGAATGTGGAAAAATTTATTGACAATGCTGAAATTGAGGGAGAATAAAACATGTCAAACGAGATTACGCTTCATAATGAGAATGGTATCGTAGAGGGTAATAATGATTCCAATGTACAGACTGCTTTAACTTGGAGCACTATTCAAGCAATTGATACAAAGTCTAAGCTTACGATTGCAGCTATGCTTAATGCGGCAGAATCTTTGAATGGCCATGAGGGTGAAGAATTCACGATTAAAGAGGTATTTTTTAAGCCGGGGGTGCGTCGTGGCCGTAATGGTGCACCTGATATGCCATGTTCTGACACGTACTTACTTACTGATGATGGTGTAGTATACTTTACGAAGAGTGAGGGAGTGTCTCGTTCCATTCGTAATTTGCTGATGCTTATGCCTGATTGTAATAAGCCTGATGGTATCAGAGTGAAGTTTGATTCTATGCCTTTGCAGAATGGCAATACATATAAGCAGCTTGTGCCTATTGTTAAGTAATTATAATCAGGGAAGACGTCTCCCTGTTATAATAGGACTGCCTGATAGCATGCAAATAAGTCAGGTTATGTCCACATTACTGATAGCCTGTATACAATTCATGTTGTATACAGGCTTTATTTAACAGAGGTTAATATGGGTAGAATTGCAAATCGTTTTTCTGATAAAGTATATAACGTTCGTAAACGTGCTAAGCGTGCTTTGGTTCGTGCTCAAAAACTTGGAAAGACTGATTTAGCTGAGTCAATTCAGTCAGAAATTAAGAAGACTTACTATGATAAAGGAACAAAAACATATGCGCAAGGAATTAAACAAGTTTTAGATAATTTAAGTGGATTAGTTGGGCAGCTTGGCGTTGGACAATCAAAGAAACGGATTGCGCGTTCTAATAAAGCATTTTTAAATGAAATGAGAAATGCTGCAAAAGGTAATAAAAGTTCTATTACATCTAGAACTGGTTATGCATCAAAGCTAGAAGCGGTTATTTTCTTTGCTGCAACCCGTGATATGTGGGAGTACGTTCCTGGTGGTAATGAACATCCTCTGGAGACTGTAGCAGGTATACTGCATATGGATAGGTTAGAGGATGCCTACAATTATGTTATGCACTATCAAACAGAAGCATTGGCTCGTCTTGATGCTATGGAAAATGGTGAAATAACTGGTAATTTAATGGAACCAACAGAACTTTCGTATGACGAGCGTTACAGAATTATTATGGCATTGGTAAATGTTATGCGTTGAATGTGATATGTTAAATGTCATATGTGAATGATAAGCCTCAATATAAAGTATGTGCGGTTTTTGATACAGAAACATGTAATTTTGGCTCAGGTTCAGATGTAAAAGCATATGTAGTGTGTTATCAGGTCAATGACCTGCGTACTGTTAGACTTGATAAATATATACCTGATAAGTCAGACCATATATCTATATTCAGGTCAGAGACGCAGATGCTGCAGTTTATTGCAGAGCTCATTGCATGGGGTGAGCGTATGAATAAGATACCTGTAGTTGCAGCATATAATTTAATGTTTGACTTGAAGTCTCTGCTATATGATTTGCGTGCTTTATACCCATGTATGCAAGTTAATGCACAATCCACTACAAGTGTGTATACGCTAGATATAATGGATTCTTCTGCTAAGCATATAAAGCTTAGATTTTGGGATACTTTTTACCTTGATATGTGTGGGCTTCATGCAATGGGTGAGGTAGCAGGCCTACCGAAAGCAGATGGAGATTGGGACTATACGCTTCTGCGTACACCTGATACACCTTTGACTGAAAAAGAAGTATTCTATGCATCACGTGATGTTCAGGTAATACCTGCATATCTTAGATATTTACTTGATGCGAATGAATGGCTCACGCCTGATATGTTCGGAGTAAATGTTTTAACTAAGACGTCATTAGTAAGGCAAATGGCAAAAAAGACATTTAGTAAATTAAAGATTCCCGGTTCAAAGTATACAGTTCAACGGGAGTTTCATGCGCTCTGTCAAGCAGAATTGCCTATTGATTTTGATCAATATGCGACACGTAAAGCATGTTTTAGAGGTGGACTCACTTTCACAAGTGCAGCATTTGCAAGTGTGATTATGCGCAACGTTGCAAGCTTAGATGTTACCTCTATGCATCACACATTTATGTCATCAAAGATTCCGATTAATTTTAAAAAATGCCGAAAAGAAATATTAGATTTATATGCTCAACGAATTATACAGACATCTCGTAAAGATGTTTTAGCAAATTATTGTAGACCTTTTTATTGTGGATTACACGCAAAGGTACGATTTAAAAATTTACATATTAAGCCTGATACTTGTTATGATACATGGGGTATTGCTACATTAGCGCGTTCTAAATTCTATTTTACAACAGATGAATATGATAGATGGGAACGTAATGATGCTGTGGTTAAACAAAATGAGAATAATTACAGAATTGGTTATCATGACAAAGCGTTTAAGCCTGTATTTGCATTCGGTAAATTATATAGTGCGCAAATAGCAGATGTGTGGGTCTCTGAGATTGAGTTATGGATTATGTCGCGGGTGTATATGTGGGATTCATATGCATGCTTACAAGGTGAATGTACAACGTCATTTACATTACCACCTGATTATGTAACGCTTCAATCTAATATGCTTTTTGAAATGAAAAGTGCAATGAAGAAGATAGTGCATACATATAAAGAGGGTCAACTTTACACAGATGATATATCTGAGCTAATTCCAAAAGGGATTATTACAATGCTGCGAGATGGAAGCGCAAGTGAACAGTTTATTGAAAGTTACTATGCGTCTACTATTAAAGGTATGTTTAATGGTATTTATGGTACGCAAGCTCAGGACGTTTATAAGCCCTCGTTCGTTGTAAATGCAGATGGTTCTCTATCTGTTAATTCAGATGAAGTTTGTAATGCTGATAACTTTGATGAAAAACAACCTGAGCATGCAAATGTATTCTATGATTATGGACTTCGTATTGTAGGTCGCTCACGTATGCACTTATGTATAGCTATGGAGCTTTTGTATGAAGTATTTGGCGATAAATGTAGAGTAACAGGTGGTGATACTGATTCACTTAAGTGTGCTACAACTGTATCTAATGATGATATATTAGCTGCGTTAGCTCCTTTACATGATGCAGCTGATGATACAATTAATAAAGGTTATGCAAGAATTAGAAAAAATTATCCTAATCTTTGTTCAACACTTTACAATGTAGGTCATTTTGATATTGAAAGATGTGGTTCTACTTATAGATATTCCTATCATATGGAGCTTTGGAACAAATGTAGAATGTCGATTGATACAGATAATAAACCACATGTTACTTGTGCAGGACTTTCACGTCCTGAGGGAATGTATAATATCAATGATTATTTAATAAAATTAATTAATGAGTATGGGCCTGAATATGCACTTACACATTCTATTGGATATAACACGATGATTACTAATAGTGTATGTCATGCGCTAGAGAGGACCAATCCTAAAAATGATGCTGTATTTAATCAAAATGTACGTGATTATTTAGGCAACGTATCGCATGTATATCAGCATGAAGTATACGCAATATATGGTACCGGACGCTTGCTTGGAGAAATGGTTAAAGCTACATCCATGGAAAATGTAGCTTACCTAAAAAAGCAATATAATAGAGATATAGATACAACATATAAGGTAGTGAATAAATTATGACATTTAAACGTGTGCCATGGGATAAGATATTATCATATGATGCAGATGTAACTATGATTGCTGACTCACGTGGACGCGGAAAAACATTTGGGATGCGTGAACAATTTTTGCGTGATTATAACAAAAATCATAATTGCTTTGTCCAAATTGTTAGACATGAATCACGTATCAGGCAAATTGCAAATGGATATTTTGATGCACTTTATAAGTTTAATGCGCAAGGAGAAGCAACAAGTAAGGTAGCGCGTAAGCAATCATATATTTTTAAGCGGCAAGGACATGATTACCTATGTCAGAAAGTCCCTAAAGATATAGATATTAACTCATGGAAGCCTAAAAAAGGTGAATGGGACAGGATTGGGTATTTTGTATCGTTATCGAAAGCCCAAGATTATAAGGAAATGACTTTCGCTAATATCAGACGTTTATGTTTGGATGAGGCGTTGATTCAAAATCCTAATGGGCATCATAATTATCTGCCTTTAGAGTTTGAGCAACTTATATCTATAGTGGATACCTGTACGCGTGAGCAACCTGATATTAAGCAGCACAAACCTAATGTTTATCTATTATCAAATGCTTGCTCTATTGTAAATCCTTATTTTCAGCATTATGGAATTACATCTATTCCACCAAGCGATTTCAGTTGGTGGGGAAACAAGACTTTTTTATTATATGTAGGAAATGATGCAGAATATGCTAGTGCCAAAGCGACGCAGACTGTAGCGGGACGTATGAGTGCTCATACAATCACAGCCAAAATGGCAAATGAGAATCAGTTTGTAACAGCTAGGACAGGACTTATTGCTAAAAAGACGGCAGCAGCACGTTTTTCATTTGGTATGATTTGCAACGGTCAAAAATATGGTGTATGGCTTGATTTACATGAGGGTCTATATTTTGTAAATGGAAAAGTGCCTGAACACTCAGAGCCTGTATATGCGCTTACAACGGCTGACAATGGGTTGAACTATATTGTGGCAAAACGTTCACAATCAATAATTCAGAATTTAGTTGAAATGTACTCATTAGGATTGGTACGTTTTTCGACTCCTGTGATACGTGAAAAATGTGAAAATGAAGTATTTAAGTTGTATGGATTGAGGTAAACTATATATAGCACATGATTGCTTATTGTCAGTTTACCGATAATAAGGGATATCCCTGCATGAGATGCAGCCTTTATTACATGGTGCGGTGGTACGCATGATAAACTTGATAATTTGATTAATTTGTGCTATATGTTGTATAATCCCTGTAGGATAATATCCGGGCAGGGATTTTTTTCATATAGAAAGAGGAATAATGGCAACAGAAAATGAAGATGTAAAATCTGAGGATACTGAAGAGACGTTAGAATCTGAGGATACTGAAGAGAAAACGGATGAAATGCAAGAGGTACGCGATCTAATTCAGTCAATTAAAGATGAGCTTACAGCACTTCGTTCGTCTATTGCAGATATGCTTGTAGAGAAGCCTGCAGAATCTGATGATTCCTCAGTGCCTGATGAGACTGAAGATAGCGACGATTCAGATCTTATCGATATTGATGAGCTTGATCTTTAAGGGAGATGATATTTATGGCAGGAAATGTATCTAATGCGACTATTTTGCAAGCTGCTACGCAGGTAGGAACGTCTGATTTTCAACAGTTCATGGACAAACTGTCACAGCAGACTACCCAGCAGGTTGTATCAACACTTTTTGATCCAATGAATAAAATCTATCACAATATGTTTGTCGATTATCTTATCAATCGAATCGGATTTACGTGGGTTAAGAAACATTCGTTTGAAAATCCACTTGCTGTCTTTAAGCAGAATCGTTTAACGTATGGTAATACTGTTCAGATTTTAGCCCTTGACTATATTAAAACTCATGAATATTCAGATGTAGAGCCTACTCATACTGAGACTGGAGATTCCCTTTTTAAAACGTATCGGCCAAAGGGTAAAGCTGCTTATGTTTCGACAAATCAGTTTAGACAATATCCTATCACAGTTAATGATATGGAGTTGAGGCAAGCATTTGCAACTGACACCGGACTCAACGATTACGTTGCACAAGTTATGCGGCGCCCATTTGACTCAGATAATTATGCTGAGTATCGTGCAATGGTCAACAGTTTTGCGGCATTTAAACAGGCAAATCCGGATCTTGTCTATATGCGCAAGTCTCCTATCGCAGATCTTGATAACGTGACGCAAGCAGATGCGCAGCATATGCTTATGATGTTTAAGACCTATGCAGATTATATGCGTTTTCCAAACGTGGTGAGGCAATTTGTTCCCGGTGATATGCCTGCTACTTATAACAATGATGAGCTTGTTTTGCTCGTTAAGCCTGAACTTAATGCAGCCCTTGATGTTATGGGATTGGCGCAGCTCTTCCACATTGAGCAGGCGCAGGTACCGTATCGTGTTATTCCGGTCGATGATTTTGGCATCCCCGGCTGTCAGGCGGTCCTTTGTTCTGAGCGTACGATGCTTGCTATGGATTATGAATATCAGAATGGCTCTTTCTACAATCCACGTACTCTTAACACATCATACTTCTTGACTCATGTTCAGATTGCGGGAGTAGTTGACCCATTTGAACCTATGATCCTCTTTGGTGCAGGAACTGGTTGGGCAGATTCTACTATCGCGACGGCAACTGAGGCAGCGACCGGTATCAAAATTACTGCTGCATCTGCTACAGCGCATCCGGGTGATGTTGTCGATATCTCGGTTAAGCTCAACGGAACGCTTACGTTCGCACCTGCAAGTGCTGCAACTGATAGTGATATGAGTGTGGCGCCTTACTCAGCTACCTATGAGGTGAGTGCTACAACCGGTGGTACGGGTGTGAAAACGCCTGTCATGCTTAATTCCAACACGTATGTTGATACACGTACTAATAAACTTCACATCCAAAAGAGTGGGCTTGCAAGTGGTGTAATTCTGACTGTTAAGGCAACGGGTACTTATACTGACCCGACTTCAGATACGCTTAAACCCGCAACTCCGTTTACGGACAGCGCAACTATTACTATTAATTAATTTGTGCGCGTCTGCTATACTGGTAGAGGCCTGAGCGCTATTATAGTGTTCAGGCCTATTTTTTTTATATGAAAGGAGAAGAATGCAATTTCCTAATTTACATGGAGTAAATGACTTTCCTAACGTCAATAATGTACGTGTATTTAATCAATATAAAAATGCGTTTGATTACACACGATGGAAAGCTGATACAAAGCTGCTGCTTTGTTCGGTTCCTTGGGACGGATCCAATAATGTAGTCAAATTTGAAAATGATGATAAACGCAATGAATATTTTGCAAATACGACAGGCTATCGTGATACATTGCAAACTGAGATGCGAATTCTTCCTGATGGTATGATTAAGGTACCTGTTCCCTTTGATGGGTCAGGTCTTTTTAACTATTGCTGGGTTACATTTCCAATCGCGCCAACTGCAGATAAGCCACTTGATTATGAGCCTGTCAATGGTGTTAGGCATTGGGGATTTTTCATCGATGATCTAAAGTTTAGATCACCGTCGTGTACTGAGTTACAGCTAAGTGTTGACTGGTGGACAACTTTTATAAATGATGTCTCAGTTAAATCGATGCAATTAAATAGAGGACACTATGCGCTATCACATGCAGCAAGCGTTGCAGATTATCTAAGTGATCCACACTCACATACTGCATGGCTCAAAGGAACAGAACCTGAAAATGTTGATACACGCATCACAAATGTTAAGCTTTCATACCTATTAAATAATGATGCGCCATATTTGGTTTTCGATGTTGGAGTAACTGCTGAAGATGGTTCTTTCAATGATGGTGTACCAGCTCGCCCATATCATTTTAGGAATGTATCAGGGTTTCCATCAGGTTCAATGTTAGCTGTAGCACTGTCAGATGCAGATGCATTTTCGCGTAATGCACCCACAGGATTTTGGCAATGTGTAAGAGCTGCCTATCTCGTACCCGGTAAATGGTTAGCTTTCGGAGCAGATGAAACTGTAGGTGGTATTCGTGTTAAACAAGTTATCGGTGGAAACCATATAACTCAGGATTGTAAACTAACAGCTGCTGATTTTAATTATGATAAAAATTATGTAGGCTTAACTAAGCTTTATACAAGTCCTTATGCATATGTGCATCTAGTAAGCGATTCTGGTCAAGACATCATAATTGCACCTGAGACATTGGGTTCTACTCAAGCACTTGAGATTACAAGTGAAATTACTGCAGCAGGAGCTCGCATTCTTGCTTATTTGAATGGGCTTGGCTCTTCAGATGTGTCAAGCGTCACATTTCAAAATATGAGTTCTAATAAATTCTCTCAATCAGGAGCTTGGCAGAAGACTCTTATGATGTGGGAGATACCTGCATTTGCCGTCTATCAAAGTTCGGCTGAATACAATAATTACACTAAGCAATGGTCACGCGCACAAGCTCGCGCAAATGCAGCTACTGCTCAAGCAAATGCTAATGCAAGTGCATCTACGTCACAAGCGAATGCTAACGCAAGTGCATCTGCAGCACTGGGAAATGCTAATGCAAGTGCCTCTACGGCAGAAGCGAATGCTAACGCAAGTGCAGATACGGCTAAAGTAAATGCAGATGCATCCGCTAATACCAGCGCTAACAATACATATAGAAGTACAGCTAGTGCGGTTACTTGCGCTGCTAATAATGCTGGTAATATTACCGCTAATAATGCAACGTCTGTAGGAGCTAACTCAGCAATTGTAGCTACTTCTAACGCTAATGCAATGACAGGCGCAGGCTATTCAAATTCTAAATTAAAAACTGATGTTCAATATGATATTGGTAATATGAATGCCAATTTTGATTCTGAACAGGCGTACCTTGCAACGTCGCAGGCAAACAACAATGCGCAAGCTGCTACACAAGGCGTAACTGGTATTGTCAATGGTGCTGTAAGTACTATTGCATCTGCTTTGACAGGCAATATTATGGGAGCAGTAGGTTCTGCTGTATCTACAGCTACAGGCGCTATGAATCAAGGTGCATCATGGGGTGCTACTAATGCAGCCATTACCATCTCAATGTCAAACAATGTTAAAACATATAACCAATCAGTCACGAGCGCTTACGGTAAGCAGGATGCCTCTCTTAATTTTACAACAGACTCAACGTCACTAAATAATTCTACTACTGCATCGAACGCTGCTACACAGAATAATGCATCAACTACTATTGCTAATAGAAATGCTGCTCTTACAAATACAAATGCTCACAATATGCAAAGTGCTCAAAATGCTAACGCAACAGATAGTGCCAATATGACAAAGAGCAATGCTTCACGTACGCAGGGTTTAACGAAAGATAATGCAAGTCGCAGCTATAATGTTACAGTTAGAAATGCTAAACGTTCATATGATACATTAATTGCGAATGCGCAACGCTCATATAATACTTCTGTTGCAAATGCAAAACGCAATTATGATAACTCTATTGCTGCAGTAAATAACGAAATCTTAACTGATAATGCAGGCGCACCTCATACATTTGGTACTGTTGCAAACGCAGAAAATACCGCGATTAAACCTGCTGAAGTACAAATTAAAGTAGAGAGAGCTTGTGATGATGACATTGCTCGTTGCGGGGACTCTTTCTATAGATATGGCTATACATGTTCGCGTAATATTGGGCAATTTAGTGACTTCAATATTATGAAACATTTTACTTATTGGCAAGCGGATGAAGTTTGGATGCGTGCTAACAATAATGCGCCTGAGAATGCTATATTACAAATTCGTGATATCATTGAAACAGGTACGACAGTATGGAGAGATCCAAAGGAGATTGGAGCTGTGAATATTTATGACAACTAATGAGTCTGTACTAACTGATAATACAAATCCTAAAGATGAAGAGAAAAAAGATAGGAGTATTCAACAATTACTTAAGTTAAATACTTATCAAGGGATGAGCGATTCAGAAATTACAAGCATTGTAAACTATGCAGTACAGCAAGCTGCTACGCAAGCAGCTGAAAAGGTGAATCAAACAGCTATTCAAAAGGGATACGATTCACTCCTTACGCAAGCGCAAAATGCAACTGATAAGTTAAAAGAGTCAATTGATACAGCAAATAATACTGCAACTAATTTTAGAAGTGTGAATTATGAGCAAACGACGTAATTGGGCTGATCCTAACTTTAATCAAACAATTGCATATAATGATATGCTGTTTCAGTTTTTCTTTAATCAGCTTCAGACGCTTGCAATGTCTCGTTTTAGATGGGTAGACTTACCTGCTAAAGTAGATGCACGATTTTTGGAATTAATGCTTGTACAGCAAGGTTTTGCCACTATCACATGGCCTGAAAACTTAAAACCTGAAAATGCATTCGCAATGCAAGCAGTGCTAAAGAGTGCGCCTGATGCGAACTATAACTATAAGTTTTGGCAAGCCTTAGGTATCAACGGAGTTAAATGGGATGTAAAGGCTCATCTAAATGGTGTTGTTGTATGGGATAACCCTTTACGTATTCCATCTAATAATAGCTTGATTATCTGCGCACGTGAGATGTGCGATGTGATCAGAACTAAACAGCTGGTCAGAACTCACATGAAGCAACCTGTTATTTTAAAAGCACCCCGTGAAATGTCACAGCAAATGAATGAATTTACGAAGCAGCTGGGAGAGGGCTCTCCATTTGTTTTAACGTTTAATGGGTTTGAACAGGTTGAGACTGTACCTATTCAAATCGCAAGTGGCAGAGAAGATATGGAATTGCGTGAGTTGCAAGATGATTTGGCTAACACATGGAACGTAGCTCTTAGATATTTAGGCATCAACGCAGCACCACGTAAAATGGAACGACAGACTTCAGAAGAAATTGATCAATCAGCTGAACCGACTGATCTACAGGCGCTAGGTTCTCTCATAATTAGACGCAGCGCTTGTGAAGAACTCAATAAGCTTACAGGTGGAAATGCATATGTTTATTGGAACTCTGACATTGAGTCAGACACGTATGACTTTATGAAGAACCCAGTTGTAAGAGCTGAATTAAATAGTGATGATTCAGATTATGGACAAGATACTTCAGAAAGGTAATATAAATGATTAATTTAACCGATATACAAAAGTGGGGTATTATTCTTGCGTGTATTATGATGTGTGCTGATGTTTTAGTCGGCTTTATTGGAGCTATAATTCAAAAAAATATTTCTAGTATAAAAATGCGTGAGGGTATCCTGCATAAAATTTTAATGCTAATTCTAATTTTTTTATGCCTTGTAATTGAAATTGCATCCTCGCATATGTTCAAATTATCGTACGACATTCCAACATGTGAGGTAATTTGCGGGTACACTACTGTAATGGAACTTTCAAGCATTATTGAAAACATTAGCACTGCATATCCTGAGTTTGCGAAGAGCGGATTGGCAAAATTATTCAACTTACAAGAAAAAAAGGAAATTAACAATGATGAGAGGCTTTGATATCAGCAATCATCAAGGGGCTGTAAATGTAGCTAATCTACATAGTGATTTTATTATTGCAAAAGCAACTGAGGGTACAAATTTTGTTGATAGATTTTGCGATAATACAATTCAGCAGGCTAAGGTATTAAATATTCCGTGGGGGGTCTATCACTTCGCCCGTTCTAACGACCCCATTCAGGAAGCTGACTTTTTTATTGCAAATTGTAAGAATTATTTTGGTGAGGGCATCCCAATCCTTGATTTTGAAGTCGCTAACTCTAACAATTGGCTTGACTTGTTCTGTTCACATGTATATGAACAGACACAAGTATATCCCTGGGTCTATATGAACGCTGATTTCATTAATAATAGAGGGTATGGGTCTGAATGGCTTAAGACTCACTGTGGGCTTTGGTTAGCAGGATATCCTGCCAACTACACAAGTTGGCGTACAGATCCCGTATGTCCTTATGCGCATCAAGGATGGATACTTGCTGCATGGCAATTCACTTCATCATTTAATTACAATGGTATGGAGCTTGATGCAGATTATGCGTATCTGTCACGCACAGGCTGGGAGCGCTATGCTAAAGGCGATAGAGATACATCAGAAAAGGCTGCAGCCCCCGCTGACAATAAATGGATTCTTGCACGACAAGTTATAGAGGGTATGTATGGTGATGGGATTAAACGCAGAATTGCTTTAGATTCTAGATACAATGAAGTGCAAGATTGTGTTAATGCGCTTATCAATGGCTCAGATGTTAAATTAGCTCGTGCAGTTATTGCAGGAGAGCTTGGTAATGGTGATATGCGCACCTACATTCTAGGTTCGCGCTACATCAACGTTCAAAGACTTGTTAACAAGTTAATGTAGCGCTTTATATAAGTGGCTTATTCGTTATATAGTTAAGAGGTGAGATATGGATAATTTTATGAGTGCCTTTACATTTACCGATGTAAATGAAGATTGGCACGATGACTTTTCAATTAAACTTGGTGAACTTGTTGATGAGAGATTTGATCCATTCGCAGATCCTTTATGGAAAGAGGCTGATTGGTTCTCTGACGAACAACGTGAACGCGTACAGACTAAATTTTTAAAACATTATAGACATTATGAAATTGGTATCACACCACCACTTGTATGGCGTGACATGCTAACAGCAAAGATTATTGAAATTATGCCTAAGTATAAAGCAGCTTATCAAAAGATTGCAGATGGTCAAGATATCTTTGCCACATCAGATGAGTATGGTAAATCACGCGCTATCTTCTCTGATTTTCCATCAACGCAACTTGCACCTGATAATCAAGATTATGCAAGCAATGCAACAGATAATCAATATGAAAAAGTAAGCGATGGTGATTGGTTTGACAAAATGAAGCGTATAAGGGATTATAATGATATCGATGTTATGATTATCAATGAATGTGGGGTGATGTTTTCATGTCTAGCAACGACCCAGACTCCATGGTAAAAGGATACCCAGCAGAGTTTGCGCCATTTGGTTGGATTACGCAGGGAACTCCTGCTGTTCCTGACTTCTATTGGAACGTAGTTAGCAACGAACAAAGATGGAAATTTCTGTGCATTAATCTTAATGCGATTATAAACTTTACAAATAATATTGTAATAGAAATTAATAAAATACAAAGCGTTTCGCCTAAGGATTTAGATAATCTTAGAACTGAATTAAATGACAAATTACATACTCTTCAAGATTTAATTAAATCATTAGACCAAACAACATTAATTTGGGATGTACAACATGGCAATCTTACTAGTTCTACGAATGCTATGCGTGATATGTTCAATGATGTAACAGTACATGCAATAACAGTTAAAAAACTTAATACACTTAATATGACAGTTAAAGAACTTGCAGATTGTGGACTTAACGTAAGAGGTCTTGCAGTAATGAGCTATTATCTAGTCGATAAATTTGATTTACTAGATGATTTTAAATTTAGCACAAGTCGATGACCAAACTGGTACTGTCTATATTCCATCAGAATTCAGAGGGTAAAATGCAAACAACTCATTTTTTATTACCTGAATTTGAACAAAATTCAGCAGTAGATTTAATTAATATTTATAATAAAGCAATAGAATCTATAGATATTAATTTATTTAATACTCAGAAAATTGCCAAGGCTAAAGTTGCAAGTAACGGTATTATTTACTTTACACGATAGGAGTATTTATGGCAAGTGAATACACTTCACATTATAATTTAGACTTATATACTGATAATGACAAGCCAAATTTAAGAGATCAATATAATGGTGCAATCAATAAAATTGATGCACAAATGTATACAATTTCAACTAATACTACTACAGCAAATGCAACTAGTAATACTGCCCTTGAAAATGCTTCTTCTGCAAAAAAATTAGTTGAGACAGCGCAATCAACTGCTAATACAGCTGTTAAAAATGCTAGCACTGCACAATCAACTGCTGATGATGCAAAAGAAGCTGCAATATCTGCACAATCAACTGCTGATAATGCATTAAGTAGCGCTAAAACTGCTCAAAATACTGCAAATACTGCTAATAAAAATATTGATAAAACTACTACCACTATTTTTGGTAAATCAGCATATACAGATTATGATAATTCAGCAATTAAAAATTCTAATAACTTAATTACATCTGGTGGTGTATTTAAAGCAATCGATGAATTTTCTACAAGTTCTTTTTTACCAATTACTTCCGCAAATATTGCACCAGGCGCAGTAATCGCTAATAAACTTGCATCATCTGCAGTTGCATCTATTCAACAGGGTATCGAAGTAAAGTGTTTTGGCAATTCTGCTGCAGGTGCAGATAATACAGGAGCTTCATTTCCTAATGGTGTATCTATTGCTGGTTTTTATATTCCTGCACTTGATATTCTAAGTATTTGGCAACTTTCAATTGCAAAAGATGCTCATATTTCATCTTCTAATCCAATCACTTTACCAAATTATGTTCCTAATATGACATATCCTGCTAATGCGAAATCTGCACTTCTTGCAATTGGCTGCATTTTATGGACAAGTACATCTAATTTTGATACTTGGTTTGGTGGAACATTTAATGGCCGTAATTTATATTATGGCGAACATGTTGTATCCCAAGCTGTTGGAATTCCATTTACAATGTCATGCGCTCCATATCGCACTTCTAAAGCAATGACCGTAAACAGTTTATCTGATGCAATGAATAATAATGCAGCATTAGGAAAGTGAGTAATTTAAATGATTCATAAATTTCTACATTTTTCTGATTCACATCAATCAACAACTGCTGAAACAACTGCTATGAATATAATTAATAGCGCGCCAAAAGATTATATTCCATGTTATACAGGAGATTACGCCTTTCAAAAAATTAGTGATGGTTATAATGTTGCAATCGTTAACGGATGCTATGGCGTAATAGGTAATCATGATCGAATGGAAAATGGAGACTCAAACAATATTGTTCCTGTAAGTAATAGTTTATGTTATAATACTTTTTTTATAAAAGGATATACACATAATCATGCTACTTTCAATAATAATATAAATAATCCAACTTATTGGAGTTCTATATTAGACAATAATACCATTCGTTTAATTGGCTTAGATTCAACTATTTCTAATTCTTCTGACCTTGAAGAAATGTGTAAATGGTTATCTAATGAACTTAATTTATCACGTAAAAATAATCAAAAATGTGTCATTATGCAACATATTATTTCACGTGGTAAATATATTATGCGAAGTACTTTTACTAATTCAGATTTTTGGTTCAATCAAAAATGGTATAAAGTAGGTAATGACCAAAGCTCAAATTATTGGGTAAATACTATTGAACGACTAGATACTATATTAAGTAGAAATGCAGATGTAATTGCTTTTTGCATATATGGACATGAACACGCTGATGGTATATGTTGGGAACATAATTATCCTGAAATTATAATTGGTGATTCATATTTAGGTGATATTGAAGTATTTAATAATGTAATACGGTCAACTGTTTTAAATCAAAAAGATACTCTTGTAATGAATATGTATATATACGATGATAAAAAAGAAACTTTGGAAATATATAGATTAGGAGCATCAGATTGCACTGACGGAACAAAACGATATATGTGTGTACTTGATTTAAGCGAAAAAGATATTATTTCAGATTTTTCAAATACTTACTTAACTAGATAGTTTACTTCCTTACTAATGTTGTAAAGTTGATTAATTGTGTTGATTGTGTGGAGAAGCCTAGAATGTGATATATTAAGGATGTCAAGAGAGGGCAACACTCACCTGCTAAGGTACACGATTGTGCGGACACGTCAGGGACGAATCACTGCGGTGAGCTGCTAGAACTTGATATGACAATTTATTAAATTACTTCTCAATCCTTGTTAAGAATATAAGTGACAAGGGTTGGGAAGTTTTTTCTTTTTTTTTAGGGGACATATTT